GCTGACTGTATAACCTGCGCCATGGGGTTCTGCCCAATAAGTTGCTGTACGATGGGATCTTGCATCGCCATCTGATGCACCTTGATATGTGCTTCGTGGTCTTGGTACGAGAATGCCTTTAAGGGTTTACCCTTAAGAACGTTCTGATTCTCTGTTACGGGGTCTTTCGGTTTCTGGTCTTCTTCCAACGGCACCAGCTTACTCGCATGCTTAATACCCAACACCTCCAACATCTGACGATGTAAAACTGGCAGATTGTAAATCTGTGGAGCCATCTGCGCCAATTGAATGACGGCTTGGTATTGAACGACTCTTTGGGAAAGGGTAGCCGCATTTGGGTCTGAGACGGGAAGCACTTCAACATTGCTATAGTCCGCCTTCTTCGCACGTGCTGTTCCGTCTTCCGGTTCGTAGGTGTACTCGTCATCTGTGTAATCTCTGATAATCGCAGCCAAAAGCTGCAACTCTTGCTTCATCGAATAGTGTACACGGGCTTGAACCGCAGACATCACCTTCAGCGTCCGTTCAAGGATAGCAAGCGTTGTACCTACTGGCGCCTGATTGGACATATCGGCAATCTTCATATCCGAAGTAGCCGCAAAGCGTCTGCCTTCTTCTACGATCTTGTCCATTAACCCCGACAAAACCATCGAAGGCTCTTTGTACGGCAGGGGCAGGATGTTGTCTCGAATATTGCCACTACTCAAATCTACGTCACGGAATTCTCCCGGACTAATTGGCGTGTCATCGCCCTTAATACGCAGACCTCTGGCTTTTAGACCACCGGGCAGGTTCGCTAGCGTACCAGCGTCAACCAACTGCCTCATTATGGATGTTGCTGATTTAGCATATCCACCGATTAGATGGAACAGACCAAAACCATACGCCCCATATCCAGGGATGTACTGGTAGTGCACGAAGTGATGCCGCTTTAACTTTAGCGGATCTTCTTCTTTCCAGTTACGGCGGATTGCTAATACCTCGTTCGTGCCACGGATCATCGTCACGACGTATGGCAGAGCAATACCTGTTGGCTCGCCGTCTTTATCCAAGTCCTCGTAGCCAGGAATATCCAAGTCAACGTGCGACTCATAAATCTCAAAGCGGTCGTCATAAGACGCTGAAAACCCGGTCTCTTTGTCCTTGCGTTCTTGGATGTCGCTAGTAAATTTACTAGGCTCACCTAGCTCAACGTCCCGATAAAACCCCGCATTCATGAGTTTTAACAGGTCGTTTTTGTTCTTACGCATCACGTGTGTAATGCGATGGCAGGTGTTAATTTCCGATACGCCGTATGGCAGGATCACATCTTCTGCTGGGATAAATATGGATACTTGGCGCTCTAGGCTTGGGTCGTAGTACACCTTCTTAAACGCCGAACCAGCGCTTGGCAGGTTCCACAGCATCTTCTCGTGCTCAGGACGATACTCAGGCATTTTCTCCGTGAGCTGGTAGTTCATGTCCTCTTCAACACGAGTCGCCGCTTCTTTCTTCTCTGGCGTCTCTTTACCAACTATCTGTGTCCTTACGGGCCCTTTTGCTGGAAACGTCTCCATGATGGTGTCTGATTGAAACCGCACCACCGCTTCTGTAATCATTGGGTGAAACACGCCACATGCGCCATCCCATGGCTCTGTACGTTCTTCAAACTTCAAGCCCAAGAGCGTAATACCATCCTTATACATCTGCTCCCAGTCTTTGCGAGAAGATATGTCGTTATCAATATCTTCGGACAGATCACCAGCTAGAGACTGAATAGTGCCTTCATCTAATACGTCAGCCAAGTTCTCGTTAAAGTCCTCAGTGCCCTCACCTTGGCGCATTTCAAGAATTTCTTCTCCTTCGACGCTCATCTTTACTGATTCTGGATCTTCAATCTCGATCTCAATATCTGGTTCTTGATCTAATGCCGCCAAACCCTCTGGGGCTGCGTATAACGATTTTTCTATGCTCATCTTATTTCTTTCTTAGTGCTAAATTTGTTTTTGGGTTGTACTTAAACGCAGTTCTTGGACTACCTGTGCGTTTAGAAGCTCGATCTAATGCTCGCTCTTCCGCTGTCATGTTGTTGCGTTCTTTGCCTTTATCTGTGTAATTACCTTTGTCATCTAACATGCCACGAGCCATTAATACCGCACGTGCAGCAGCTTCTGGATCTTTGGGTGGGCTTTTTTGCGTACGCATCTGTTCTGTCAGACGCTCTAACAAAACACCTTTACCCATGTATTTTTGCGTTGCCATTAGCTCTCCTAGTAATACGCAGCTTTTCTGCGGTATCTGTATAAAAGATCATCATCTTTTTCGTCTGTATCAAGGCTAATAAACCCACCTTGTCTATAACGTAAAAGCGCCTGGGTTGTAGTATCCACGAAGTCATCATGTTCGCCAACTGGGAACGATGCAATTTCTTCAATCACTTCACGTGCCCAACGGGTATCTGGCGCCCACACTTTGCCACTCGTAAACAAATCGGCTACTGCATTTAACCTGACCATTTTGTCGTTACCACGAGACGGACTGAACTCTTGTACAGGTATACCAAGACGTCTTAACTCTTGAATTAACGGACCGCCAGCTGCTTTCTTTTCCACGATAAACGCATCTGGATTCCACTCTTTGTAGTGCTTGAGTGCCATCGCTTTTAACTCCGGGAAGGTCATGCGCTCTTTAAAAGCGTCTAGTAGGATCAGGTTTGGGCTGTTCTTGTCCTCGTTGTTGTACCAAACGCCCCATGTCGTACATGCGCTGTAGTCGCTAGACGTCTTAACTTCGTGTGCCGTATCCCAAGACTGAATCACGTAGTCACATGGGGGTGGTTCGTCTGCTTCCCATACTTGCCAGTCTTTTCTTGACACCAGCGCCGACATATCAGACGTGGGGTTCTGCATGTACTGTGCATTCCAAAACCGTGGGTCTATACTGGCTTTTGTGTTCTTTAACGCCTCTAAACTCCATTGCGCAGGCCAAAGCGATTTCTCATTCTCTGTGCCATCGTCCATGATGGCTGGCAACTGTACGATTTCCCAAGGTATGGTCTCTGGGTTTTTAATCTGGTAATCAATCAAGCGCCCTGTCAAATCCAACAACGACCATCTTGTCATAATGACAATAATTGCACCACCCGGCATGAGACGTTGTAGCGGTCCGGTTTGAAACCAGCTCCACGCATTGTCAAACGCCAAGCGGCTATTCGCCTTCATATCTTGTTCAGAATGTGGGTCGTCAATAACAAATAGGTCAGCACCACGACCTGCCAAAGCCCCGCCGACACCAGCAGCGTAATACTGACCACCAGCGCCAGTAGACCATTTCCCTGCCGCTTTCTGGTCGTCTGCCACCACGGTGTTTGGGAAGATTTCTTGATATTCTTCGGATTCAATTAAGTTCCTTACTCGTCGACCAAAGTCTTCCGAGAGAGACGCTGTATGGGTGCCCATGATGATTTTCTTGTTTGGGTAATTACCCAAAAAGTACGCTGGGAACAGGTAGCTAGAGAACTCCGACTTACCCATACGGGGTGCAATATTAATAATCACCCGTTTCTTTTTGCCGTCTACGACATCTTGGAATATTTTGGCTAGTTTTTTGTGATGGGGTCCCACTTTGAACCCCGGATATACACGTTTTGCAAAAGCAATCGGATTCTTTTTCGCTACTTTAAGTCTGTGCCTGTGATCTTTTGCCGTTAGCTCGTCTAAAAACACCAATTTCTCGTACTTCGTCATGTACTTGAGCGCCTTTTGCGCCGCAAGCGCCTCTTCTGGGGTCATGAAATCGTACTTCATTCTTTTTCTTCCACGTCGACAATGTCGACTGCGCCCATATACCGCCCTAGTTTCTCCTTAATGCGGGCATCGAGCTCTTCGTCGCTGATTTCTTCATTTTTGATTTGGACGCGGTCGGTGAAAAGCGCCACTTCTGTGACTTTACCCAGCATTTCCAAGGCTTTTAGCCGTATCCGAGCGTCTGGGTGGTCGGTTTCTTTGACTATCTTCGATACACTCATCGACCTTAGCTGTTCAGCCTGCTCGATAAACTTCCACTGGTAGGCAGTGACCATACCAATTGCACTTTTTATCTCGTGGGGTAGGTCTAGTTGTAAAAGTTTTTGTTTGGCTTGCGGGTCAGCAGTAACTAAGGCGTTAAATGCTTCTGTGGTTTTTTCTTCTTGGGCTTCCGTTAGTATCTCATCGTCGTCTTCTGTAAGACTCTTTAGCCACTCGCTGGTTTTGTGCTGGGCAGAGAGAGTCTCTGCAGGGGTGAGGGGGTCAAGCGGGGTGAAAGAAGCATCGCCAGAAAGCATTTCTGGAATAAAGTCCGCTTCGGCGGCTGAGACTAGGTGCTGCAAAAACATTGTGTGTCAAATCTCCTTTGGTTGCGTGGGAAAACACGGGGTACTACGACACGGTTACACGGAGTGTAACCGGTTTTTCTT